AGCGGAACAAATGTATTATCATCCACTACATTAGGTTCTGGTGTTACAACCTCGAGCCTTACATCTGTTGGAACTATCGGGACTGGTGTGTGGAACGGAACAACTATAGCAGTGTTAAATGGTGGTACTGGTGCAACTACAGCAGGTTCTGCAAGAACAAATTTAGGTTCAACTACAGTTGGTGATAGTTTATTCACACTAACAAATGTAGCTGCAATATCCTTTCTTCGGGTCAATGCCAATAATACAGTTTCTACATTAGATGCCGCTAGTTTTAGAACTGCAATTGGTGCAACTACTGGAACAGTTACGTCTGTTACTGGTACTTCCCCAGTTGTATCTTCTGGTGGTACTGCTCCTATTATATCTATGGCGGCTGCTACAACTTCAGTTGCTGGTTATTTGACTGCCGCTGATTGGACAACATTTAATGGCAAACAAAATGCTTTAGGATTTACTCCTATTCAACAAGGTGGAGGAACAAGTCAAAGTACTAATAAACTATATATAGGGTGGGCACCAAATCAATTAAGGCTTCAAGTAGATAGTACAGATTTTGGAGCAACTTGGCCTATTGATGTATCAGGCTTCGCTGCTTATGCTACAAATCAATCAGGTGGTACTGTTGATGCAACCACCGGAGCATTTGGAAACAAAATTACAATATCCGGAGCCAACAACACAACAACAGGCGGTGGTCAGTTATATTTAAACGGAGCGACTGGTAATAGAATAGATTTTGTCGCTGTTGGTGTCGCACCTCCTGCATTTACTACAAGAAGTGTTGGAACTAAAATTGTTTTATATCCAGCAATAGGTGCCCTATCGGCTGATTTTGCATTAGGTATTGAAAATAATACCTTATGGACTTCCGTCCCCTCAACATCAAACTTGTTCAAATGGTACGGGGGCACAACCCTTGCCGCTACTTTATCAGGGGATGGGAATTTTGAGGCAACAGCAAATATAACAGCCTATTCTGATGAACGACTTAAAGAAAACATCCAAGTTATACCAAATGCCTTAGATAAAGTTAAATCACTTCGAGGTGTTACATTTACCCGTAATGATATGGACGATAAAGAAAAAGTTCATACTGGCGTAATAGCTCAGGAAGTTCTAGAAGTATTACCAGAAGCAGTACATCAAAACACTGATGGAATATATTCTGTCGCCTACGGTAATATGGTAGGTCTATTAATAGAATCAATTAAAGAATTGACTGAACAAAACAAACAATTATTACAAAGAATTGAAGTATTAGAAAATAAATAATATTATACTTCAAATTATTTGTGTATTATTCATATCCTATGCAGTTTCTTGAATTACATAGGATATTATAGTTTCCTATCATTACTTTAAAAAATGGTATCAAAATCATCACAAACGTCTTTTTTAAATCTAACAATAATATCCATTGCTTCTAATATATCTTCATTAGATGCATTTGGATATAATACCCATAGTTTATTTTGGCCAAAAGATAACAGTTCGCTATAAGTAAAATCCTTATTATCAGTAACATGCCATAATGATAATACCTGATCTTCTTTAAGAGACTCTTCAGGAGAACTATTATAAAAACTATACCAATTAGAAGTAGACCATCTTGCATAACTCATTGATTTTTCCTATAACATAATAAATTATTTATGATACTATTATATCATACTTTCCGGAAATGTAAACAATTTATTCAGGATGATTATCTGAGTTACAAAGGGAGGGATTTGGAGAAAAAGAAGAACATGGAGACTGTGAGGAAATCTCCATGCTTAGATAGACAAATAGCAGAATAGCTATTAGAATGAGTGGTATTGCTTTCATAAATCACCATAAGTGTTATGAATTATTTATCCTTCATTTTTTAATAATAAACTAGGATTAATCGTTGGAAATTCTTGACATAGTAATAATTGAGTTGGGGTGTCTGATCTCAATTTTAATATTTCTTCAGCAGGAACATTTTGCAACATCAATTGTTTTGTATTTTCGATTGCTGGTAATATTTCTGTTGCAAAATCTGGATGCTGTCTCATAGCACCAAATTGATCAGTAGCAATGGCACCTGTAGTCAATAAACAATTTTCCGCACGATGAATAAATTCAAACTTCCACTCATCTCGTTGTGTTGCTTCATGAGCTTCGGCATCTGGCAAATGCGCATACTTTCTATGAGGTTGTATTCTTTCAATACATAATTGTATAAACTCTAATTCTTTTATAGCGGCATTTGCACACCTATCTTCCATTTCTTTAGTATTTTCTGTTTCATTTTTTAATATTTCTCCATCAATTCTATCCAATTCATCTTCACTGTTTAATAGTTTTTGAATTTTAATATAATTTTTTTTCAGCATTAAGTCTCTATTTCTAAGAGTGCTGACCGAATAAAGTTTTTCTTCTTCTAAGTCCTTTAATAAAGCATATGCACCATCTGATGTAAAACAAGACCCCACAAGAAAATGTAATATTTGAAAATCATGATTTGCTCTATTGTTTGATGCATTCATATTGTTACCCCTAAAAATTAAAAATTAAAAACCACCTGGAACATTACATATAGAATTAGTAGCCGCCAGTTCGACACCCATATCATAAGCGACATAAGCCGTTCTATTATTTACAGTAGTTACAGTATCATTTGAATATAAATATTTTTTTTGATACATGTAACCGCTGGACATACCTTCATCGGCAATAGCTGTAAGATATGATGTATATGCCGCTGTTTGAGTTCCTCCTTGACCCTTTATACGATCAGCAAATCCTGGAGCAGTTGTGCCAACAGGCATTGGTGGATAAAATGTTGTTCCAGCAACTCGAGTGGCTGTTGCAAAGGAATATTTATCCATTGTGCCAGTAGTTAATGATTTTGATGCATAAAAATAACCATTTGTTGTATTAGAAGTAGCATCTAATCCATAAGTGGCAACACCTAAAACAGCACCAACTACTCTAACATTTGTGGCAAAAGTTATTCTATCTGTGGCGGTACTGTTGGCTCCTGCAAAAGCATATCCACCTACAACGCATCCTAATGTTGCATTAGCCGCAGATGCTCTCCAAGATAATGCGACACCCAATGCTGGCCCAGCAACACTTGCTTGAGTTGCATATGTATATTTAGTGCTAGTGGTAAGAGCTGCAGTGCCGGCAATATTAACCCCTCCACAGGCATACGCAATTGTCGAATTACCAAATATGGTAAAACCAGTGGAGCTTCGACCATTTGTCATAGCCGTGCCTGTCGCCTCCACTTCAGTAGACCAAGGCATTTTGATAGTTCTTAATAAATTACTTTGACCAAAACACCATCCATCGGTTGTTGTTGAAGTCCAACCATTAGCCCTTGTTATATAAGGATTGTCTTCCGGACTCGAATGTCCCGATTCGTAAGTGGGGTTCATGAATGATGCATAACCAGCAACAGTAACACGATACATAGTTTCATAAATAGGAAAAAATTTACATACCTTAGCACTTACACCGTAATCATAGGAAAAGTCCATACCACCGGACCAAGTTTTATTAAATATGAACAAATTAACAAATGTAAATGATGCAAATGATGACATTGAAATTGATGTTCCATATGTAATATTAGCTGTACCGACTATTATATTTCTAACCCAATCATCATTTAAAGTTATCGTATTACCAGTATATGGATCATTTAAATTTGCACCATTCCCTAATTTCACCACCCCTTCTATTTCATTTTTGATATTCAACATACTAAAACCAGTTGCTGGAATAGTCATCTTACTCTCCTATACCCGCAGATTTAAATGATATATCTCTTCTAATTGATCGTTTAATATCATCACTATTATTAAATATCCATTTCACCCAATCTAACATTAATTCTTCAGTACAATCGACTTCTGAAATAATAAAATTTTCAGGAATATTTGTTTCAGAAAACAAGGTTAAGGCATCAAGTGAACTTTCATATTGATTATATTTACCTGTAACTGTCCAATCTACTTCTATAGAAAATAATACTCCATATTCCACATTAAGCACTGGTTCTTCAATTGCAGACTCTTCAATTATAATTGTTGCAGGATCTATAGTCCTATTTTGAATAATGTTATTTATTTTAAATGATAATTCTGTATCATCCATATTTACAGTAGTCATTAAGTATCCTTATTTAGGAAAATCGTAATTAAAATGTTCAATTTGAAAAGAAAATAACTCTTTTACCAATTGTATTGATTCATCATCATATAATATTTCAGGAGTTATCCAGTTGGGCTTATTATCACCTACATTGAATTTACTAAACGTATCGGGTTCCCATTTAATATTCAATTTGTTACACAATATTTCCATGTCATCATTTATTGTTTCCAATTTAATAAAAAAATCTGGAACAATTTCAGTGTTAATTTTAAATATATAATCTGAATTTAAATGAATAAATGGCATTTCATGTTTAACCCAAAGTCTAAAATACGTTTTAATATTTTCAGGAATAGGGTCATTAAAAGCCTTTGTTTGAGATTGTATTAAAAACATAGGAAATAACAAAGGTCTTCTTGTTAATCCATAATAAAAAAAAGCAGATATCACAATATTATATGGGTTTCTAATGATTGAAAATTTATAATATGTTTTCCATATATTTACATCTATATTATCCAATAAAAGCTTTAATCTAACCGATGGTATATGTTCTCCTTGTGTTTTATTATGAACATGTGTATATTCGCCTTTAGCAGAAGTAATACCAAATTCAGTAAATGTTTCAGGCATATGCCTAGTTATTTCAATTTCGGGAGAGAGGCAATATTTTAAAAAATACTCTCTAACAGAAGTACCTGCAGTTTTTTTAGATTTTAAAAATATAAACTTTTTACTATGGCTTACTAGCATATTGTTTCATCGCATTAACTGTTATTTTGATAATTTATAATCATATTTATATATAAACTTCTATTTTTCCACTAAGTTGTCTTTAAATATTTTCCAACAGTTTTCCCAAGTCCATTTCTTTGAATGTTTCTCTACATCATCACGTTCGAGATATAAACAAGCACCTATCGCATCTTCAATATCTTCATTCATAAAACCAGTAACACCTTGTTCTATTACATCAATTGGTCCAGCAACAGGATATGCAGCAACAGGCGTACCCATAGACATTGATTCTATCATAACAATACCAAAGGTATCTGTTCTACTTGGAAAACATAACACATCAGCATTTCTGTAATACTGAGCAAGTTCTTTGCCTTTCTTATACCCAACAAATTCTACATTTGGGTATTTAGATTCTAATTCCTTACGATATGGTCCATCACCTACTATCTGTATTCTGAAATCTAATATATCAGAATTAATTTTACAAAGGTCATCTAATCCTTTCTCTTTAGATACCCGACCAACGTATAGAATTGTATAATGGTTTGAGTCTTCTCTAGTGATATTACTGAATACTTCTGTATCAACACCTCTAGTCCAAGCGATAACATCAGCAGTAAACCCATTAGATTTAAGCTCATCAACCATTGTTTGAGTGGTTGTTAAAACTTTCTTAGAATCTTTATGGAACCATCTAACATACTTATATGTTAATGATTCTGGAATACCATAGATTTCCTTGAGGAATTCTGGGAACTTGGTATGATATGAGGTATTATAATTATAACCTTTCTTATTACAATATCTTCTTACTGCCCCACCGACAGGTCCTTCTGTTGCAATATGTATGTAATCTGGATTGATTTGTTCAAATATTTTACCAACATTAAAAGGTATGCTGATTTTAACTTCAGGATACCCTAATGCTGAGAAGTGAAAGAACATACTAGGATCGATATAACTTATCTTGTAGTTATTCTTTACTGCTTGTTTTTCTACATTAGTAAAAGTTGTAACAACACCATTAACTTGGTCTAAAAGATTATCGGTTACTATCAGGATTCTTTTCATAAGTTGCTTTTCTTCAAACAGACATACAACTCCCCATCTCTATGTTCTTTTGATTTTTGTAATTGTTCTACCGCAACTTTGCATAATTCTGGTGAAGTAAATTCACCGATTGGTTGCCAAAAAAGACTAGTACCCAATGCTGCTACTGCTTGTAATGCTACTAAAATATACATAAATTAATCCTATATTATTTTGTCCCAAGTGATTATTTCCCAAGTTCCATCTAGATGTTCTACTAAAGCAGTCATACTTTCTACCCAATCCCCATCATTCATATACATCAATCCATCTACCTCTTTTATTTCTGCGTGATGGATATGCCCACAAATGATGCCATCAAATCCACGTTTCTTACAGTAATTTATTAGATTAACTTCAAATTCAAATATAAAATCTACTGCTGATTTGACTTTATGTTTTAGATAAGCACTAAGCGACCAATATCCAAATCCCATCTTATGTCGTATCCAATTGAACTTGTTATTTATGTTAAGAATAAGATCATATCCTTTATCACCAACATAACCTAACCAAGGTGCAATAGTAGATATACCATCAAATATATCACCGTGAATGACTAGATACCGTTTACCATCTACACCAATATGTTCAATTTGATTGACAATTTCTATATCACCAAATCCTATTCCATAAGGCATAAGAGGTCTTAGAAATTCATCGTGATTTCCTGCAACATAGATTACTCTAGTTTTTCTTTTTGCTAACTTAAGTATCTTTTGAACAACATTAGAATGTGTTTGATTCCACATCCATTTATTTTGTTGTATACGCCACCCATCAATTATATCACCAACCAGATAAAGTGTTTCACATTTATTATGTTTAAGGAAATTGTGAAGTTCTGATGCTTTACAATCTCTAGTTCCAAGATGAACATCTGATATAAAGATGGATTTATAATTGGATTTCATTAGAATTGTGTTAGAGCAGTTTCAACGATTACTGCAACAGCCAGAACAACTGAAAGTACAAGTGATACTGAAAGGATTAATGCTAATCTCATTGCATATCCTCGATAACTCTAATAACAATAACAAAAAGGGCAACTGAAGCCACCCATACAACTACTCTTAATATAAACAGATTTAATTTTTTCATACGTTAATCTATATAAGTTATTGTTGGAACATATTCCAACTGTCTTTTATGGTTGACTATTGCTTGTTTGGCATCTTCCATACTATCGTACCAAACAAACCAGTCTGTATCTGAAATATCTTTCCAATTGTTAAATCTATGCATATCTATATATTCTGCTCTAAATTTTTCACCAGTTACAGCCATAGCACTAATTACTCTATAATTTATCATATTCATGTGTGCCACATAATAGTTTTGTAGATAAAGTCGTATACAGGATAGAACCAAAATCCTGCCACCATAAACCACATATTAGATACACCATATTTTTCTAATGTGTATCCCAAGATACACCATAAGGTTATACCAACAAGACAAGTTATCAACATCAATATTGTAAATTTCATATCAGCTCCAATGTGAAGAATAATATTTCCCAAATAGTCTAAATCCATTTTGAATTCTTGCTTCGTATGCATTGATTCCATCCCAGTCATATTTTTGAGTATGATTGGGACCATGTTTCATCTCCATACAAGTATCACCCTCATACATTTCATCTGAATCTACCCAAATGACATCAGATACACCAGACTTGAACTGATCCATCCAATCATTTTCGATTTTAGATTCAAATGCAAATATTTCTTCTTGTAATATCCAGTCCCAGCGTTTGAAGAAGTTATCATCAGTATCCCATTCATTCTCACATCTTGGTGCATTCATTGATTTAAGATAATCTGGAACGTCTTCATCGGATACACAAGGAGAACCGTGTTTAGATTTCTGTAATTCCTTTAGCATCGGGAGAATGATTGGAGCAAGTGTATGATCCATACTCCATGTATCCCAACGATCTATCTTTACATATTCAATTCTAGGATGAACTGTATCCAGGAACTTCTGATTCCATTCACATAAAGTTTGCAACCATTTTGGTGGCTCTTTCTTGTAGACATCATAGTCCTTTCTCCAATAGAAAAACTTCTCTAGGATTATGTAGGGAGACAGCCAATGATTCCGGTAGTTTCCGATTACTATTTTCATTCTTTTTCTCCTTTCAATATTTTTCTACTTGTTTCAAATGCATTCCATCTTTCGATGGCTCTACAGTTCGCCAAGGCAATTAGAATTGAGGGAGATTTTTCATTATATAAAACTAAGAAATATGCATCTAATGCCCATCTGTAACGTCTTCCTAAATTAGCGACTATGTTTCTTTCTACTGAACCTTTCATTTTTCTACTCCAAAATGTTTCTTAATAGCATCATAGTATTGGTCATTAGTGTTTTCGTAGACTCTAAGTAATGCTGCTGAACCATATTGCGATTTTGCCCCAACACCTGCAGCATCCATTGCATCAAAAGGATAAAGGTCACTGCTTAATGACAAACATTCCCGAACAATCAATTCAGCAAACTTTTCCAATTCATACGAGTATGAGTTGCCATTACGATCTTGGTGACCATTTTCAAAGCCAGCCTGTTCTGCAAGTTCTCTAATTTTATCATTCATTCTTCTACTCCAAATTCTTGTTTCATAGCACTGCAACAATCAGCAACAGCAGCATATAAAATACCTTCTTCCTGTGCTGCAAAACATTTTCTCATATATTCATCAAGTAAATCTTCTTCACATACACGAACACATTCCTTCACAATCAATTCAGCAAACTTTTCCAATTCCGATAAATCTAATTTGATAAGGAGTGAGCCATCGTATGGTCTAGTGATAGTTCGTCCAGAAGATTTAGATAATATTTCCAAGAATTTATCGTTCATTCTTCACCCACTTATTTCCCAAAATTAAAAACTGCATCTTTCTCCAAAACCAGTTAGGTTCTTGACCTTTTCTTGGCACAAAAACCATACCTTGACTAGATTTACTACCGAACAAATAACACTTCCATTCAGAAGGTTCAGGAAGGGATAATGAATAGGATTTAAGGATCATAATTTATCTACCTGTAGCAAAGGTAACATTCTAACACAAAGGTTCACAACTTCATCATATTCTATTCCATCTTCCATTGCTATCTCAACCAATTTTCTAATCTTACCGAGGTGAATAGATTCTTCGTCCAATTCTATAGCTAAGTAATTCATCAAATAATCTTCAAGGTCAAGTCTGAATTCTTCAGTAACAAAATCATTTATCTGATGCCATTCTACTATGGCAGCCTCATAATTGTCTTTATTGTAGTGTAAACTATGTGGGAATTCTGGAACTTCGTATTTGGTAAAATCTAATGGTTCAATCATATCACACACTCACTTTATTAAAAAGTTCATTCCAAATTATCTTTTGCTCAAGATACTTATCAAAAGATAAGGCAGGGATACCATTAGCACGACATTCAAAACTTGATTCTTCCCAACCCTCATAGAACGAATTAATTTGTTCATCAGAAGAAAGGTTGATATCAAGTTGTGCCATTAGACGTTTTTGAGTAGAAGTAAATGTTTTCATAATTCATATCCAGTTACAAATCTATCAACAGTAAAATAATGAGTTCCATCAAATGAAACAAGATATCTTGGAATATCAGTTTTTACATCATCAACTGTCCAGCTATAATCTCTACGTTCAGCAAACTTTACAACACCAGTATGAGATACTACTGGAACTACATTAAAATTAAGTGTAACAGTTAAACCAACTACATAATTAACATCTTTTTTCATCATTTCAAGTATATACATAACAACCTCATAATTTAATTTATGAGTCTATTATATCATAGTTTTAGGAAATGTAAACGTTTTATTTCACTTTATTTGAATATTTTTCATATTTATCTTTACTTGATTTCTTTATATCAATAAACATATCTGGATTGCTTATCCGTAAATCATCAAATACAATTTTACAAACTTCTTGCCATTCAATATCTTCATCTGGGTGAAATGGTATACAATCGTGATATTTTATCGACAATTCAATATATCGCTTATTTGCTTCTTCTAAGGTCATAGTATCTATTCATTTCTTATTTGTCTCTATGTTAACTCTTTGGAAAGTAGTCCATAGATTTACTAATGCGTATCTTGGACTAATAAATCCAACTATTATTATTGCAATACCAAATACTACTATAAAGATTCGTTCTAAGAAAAACTTAATAATCATATTCATAATTTGCACCTTCAATCCTAAGATTAACGACTTCAACAAAATCCTTTAATCTTGCTATATGATAACTGGTGCTATTGGAATCTATTTTCAAAGAGATTTGTTTTAGTAAATCAGTATAAACTTTCTTTTCTTCAGTTGTCATTTCATGCATAATAGTAATCAAACTCCTCTATTGTTTGCCTCCAAGATGTATGGAGTATTGCTTTACCTCCCTTAGCTCGCCATTGATCTACGTTAGAAAGTGTATCATCAATCAATAGTCTATAAGGTCTAGCATAAGTTTGCTTTAATATCTTTCCAGGTACATATATAGCAGGATATTTAATATCATAATCTTTTAACCATTGTTCTTTTTGACTTGATATAGTTTGCTTAAGTTCAATTCTAGCAGTTGATGTTAGTAACTTTATATCATAATCAAACTCAATACTAGTTAAAAACTGCAAACCTTCTTCCAGATCAGGCATAGGATCAAGAATAGCAAATTGTAGTTCATCAACCATAGTAGCAAATCTTCCTTTATATGCACTCTTCTCTTTATTTTTAGATGGATAATCTAGTTCAGGTTCTTCCTTGAACCGTTCTATAAATCTCTTCTTAAAATCTGCAAGTACACCATCCATATCTACATATATGGCTTTAATCATAATTTATACCGATCCTTCATAGAAAATACCAATGGAACTTTTATTAACTCAGATTCAATCTTTTTTTTTCAAGTTTAAACTTCGCATAAGCCCAGGTTAATGGCAATATTATTAAATAATAAATTGCCGATATTGAAAGTGTAATTAGTATATAAACCGCAGCAACTTTATCAAATGGCTTTGGTAAAAACACAAATGAAAAACATATAACTAAATGGAAAAACAATGCTATATAAAAATAATTAATATTCTTAAATATCCACTTTAAAAACTCTACTTTATCTTGCATTATATCTCCTAACACGTACCAGTTAAATATATTCTTCTATATACAATATAGTTATTAGCAACTATCACAAATACAATAGTCATTATACACGAAATAACTAATTCACCCGTTATAATTAAAATAAACAATGAACTAACTATTAAAAACATCAAAATAAAATCCATAGTATAAACTATAAAAGTCTTCATTCTACCTCTTCTTCTGTATTAACACAAATTGCCCTTTTAATCTTTTTATAATTACCTACATCTGTTTTCTGAATCAATCCAACTTCGCAATCTGATGCAGTTGGATATTCATATACTACTATTTGCCCTGTAAACATTACAATTAGTAATAGGTACATTAATTATTTTCCTTACCGGCGGTTATACCAAAATAAAACATTGTTAGTCCAATCACCAACCATATTGCTGGTTGAATACCTGGATCGAATTGATTAACCTCTACATATAATAAGGAACCTATAATCATTAATGCACCAACAACTAAACGTATTAAACCTTTCATTTTTATATCCTCAAATATTAAAAACAAGACTAGCAGCCATATAAAAGATACCGAAAGCAACTGCATATATCATAGTCAAAATATTGTTTTTCATTTTATTTCTCACTTGGTTTATTTAATTTATAAGTTATTATACTATACACAATCACTAAAGTCAAAGTTTATTTTCCTATCGCACCATCGAGCATATCTTTGTAAATTCTAGGAGACCACCCAAACAATTTGCAAATTTCATTTCCTGAAAGAGTTGAATATTTCTTTCCTAGGTTTAAAAAAGTTCTACCTAAAAAATTTATTCTAAAGGAATCTTTGAAATCAGAATCAATTTCAGCAACATCAATTAAAGATAATGCCTTTGATAGTACGTCATTAAAAATAACAATAGATTCTTCTGTTGGAGAATCTGACTTTATTAACAGAGGTTCATACAAACTATTGCATTCTTTTTTTATAGTTTTTGCTAATTTGTTCACATTGTACATAGATTTAAAAAAATTCATAATATAATATTCCTCATTTATTTAGTTTATGAGTCTATTATATCATAGTTTTAGGTAATGTAAACGTTTATTTTCACTAATAAAAATTATTTTCAAATGTTACCCGACATATAACGCGGCAATACCAAACATAATAAAATTTAAAACGGTTGAAATTACCAATAACGAAAACAGTTTGGTATTCCAATTTTTAAGATATTCCAAATCATCACCTAGACGTTGAAGTTCTTCAAAATTTTGCATAGATTCACTTTGATGTTCTTTAAGGTCATCTTCTCTCCATCTATTAACTTTACTAATTAACACATTAAGTTCTTCAATACACTGTTTATGCATTTCAATATCTGCATTACGTTCTTTGATAACATCAAATAATGCGTCTTCATTACTTTTTAGTATATCTTCAAACTCTGCGTGTTTAACCCATTTCCCAGTATTAGACTTAATCAGTTGTGCGAACGCACCACTAAATCTTTGCTTATATCTTTCCATTTTAAATCACCAGTTCATCTTCAAATTCTACAAAAACTC